ACGTGGGTGGACTGGTATAACAATCGACGATTGCTGGGAAGGCTGGGTCATATCCCTCCGGCAGAAGCAGAAAAAGCTTATTATGCTTCCATCAGAAACGATGATCTGGCAGCCTGAGTTCACAGATAAAACACTCTCCAGGAAAACCGGGGCGGTTCATTGCTTTTGGAGATTAATAAATGGATAGATACTTCTATTCACAAAAAGAAAATGGTTTTTTTACCGATTTAAATAAAGCACCTTCAGATGCTGTTGAGATAACCACGGATGAATGGCTGTTACTACTGGATGGTCAGGATAATGGCATGAAAATAGTCAGCAATCAGGAGGGATATCCGGTTTTGACAGAGCAACCACCTTTATCAAAAGAAAACCTTATTGCATTGGCGGATTTGAAAAAAAGAAAACTTATTAATGAAGCCAACGAGCACATGAACAGCAGACAATGGCCAGGTAAAGCGGCGATTGGTCGCCTGAAAGGTGAGGAACTGGCGCAATATAATTTGTGGCTGGATTATCTGGACGCACTGGAACTGGTCGATACTTCCGGTGCGCCAGATATTGAATGGCCTACGCCTCCGGCAGTTCAGGCCAGATGACGTCCGGCGCGGTGCTGGTATCTGTTGCCGTCACCGCGTCAATGTAATCCAGCACAGCGTTAAGTCGGGTGTTTTCTGTCTGCATCAGCTTCCGCCCGGCCTGCAATTTCAGTTGAATCAGACTAATGGAAGCCATTGCAGTATCAATCAGTGACTGACGCTGTGCTTCTGCCGCGTCTACTGCGGCGCTATGCTGTGCCTCAGTATCGGTCACCCATTTCTCACCATCCCATTTATCGTATGGCGTTAATGGGGCTATAGTGGTTGTATTTTCCGGGTAATCACCCGGAACTGTGATTTCTTTGGTATCTCCCGTTTCGGTACTATAGACAACTTCACCGCGATGGTCTGGCACATATTCCCATGAATTTAAATCTACAGAGCGACAGATTGCATAACCAGCTTTATGTGTACCTGGTGCATCCAAACAGGAACATGCCGGGATACCGACGCCGACAGCGAGATATTCAGTTGATGTAGAAATATATTCCCGCGTTTCACCATCATAATTATAAATGATAATGTCTCCCGCTTTTATGGCAATGAGTTCGCTATTCAATACAGCTTTATTCATCATGCGGCCCTCACAATATAATTAAAGGCGATGTTACGTGGACGATTTTCATTTGCTGTTGGAACAACATTTGCCGCCGAGAAGTGAACATCTTGTCGGATTTTTCGGTCATTAGCGTATGTCATAGATACATTGATGTTATTCCGGACTGAGGTACCTCCGTAAAAAGCCCCACTCACACTTTGAACATCGACAATTGCATTAATTTCGCTGTTTACGCGCAACTGACCAAAACCGCCAGTAATGTTTCGAATAGCATCTCCTTGCGCTGAAAGCAGAGTTCGCCCACTATCCACACCACGTTCATCATCCCAGCCACGAATAAACTCACCACGTAAATCAGGCAATTTATTGGTCGGGTAAGCCTTTGCCAGTTCCGGGTATTCTTCAGCAGAAAATGCCGCACCGTTGCATTTCAGCCAGCCTGTTGGCGGTGTGGCTGAAGGCCATGGAACAGGCACACCAACAGGTAATGCAGAGCCTTCTCCCAAACCAAGGTTTTCGAGAGCCGTTTTCACCGTGCCATCCGATTTGATATCGCCAAACGGATTCTTGCGGCTTAACAGCAGCGCACGAAGCGCGGTAAGCAACTGGTCGTGCCGCGCCTTCTCCAGGCTGGCACCGGATGCCTCCACCACGCTGCAGAGTTCTTCCTGCAACATATCAAAGTAGTCATCATCCAGATCGGTGGCAGGCGTGCCAGTCTGGGGGTTACCACGGGTAAAACCGTTCTTACCCGCGCCGAACTTATCCTTCTGCGCGGTTTTCGTGTCTATACGATGCATGGATTACTCCGGATATTTAAAAATTACGTAGGTATGCGACGGGCAGAGTTTGTTAAGCACACACTCGACAACGGTGTCACCCCAGATACGCAGTGCGGAATCACAGGGATCGCCACATGTCATCCAGGTGGTGTTGGTGGTGGTTGGCATGTTGACCTGCCAGTAATACCGCCATTCCGGCGCATTCACCGCGTCAGTACAGGCCGATGAGCAGGTGAACGTGCTTTTGTCGTATCGCGTGATGGTGGCATCTGGTCTGCCCAGGGCAGCAAGCTGTGCAAGATAAAAATCCTCGTTGATGCCGCCCGCCAGGTTAACCTTCGCATCCAGCCGTTGCTGACGCTGGCGAAGGGTCTGCGTTCCCGCCGGAATACATTCATCCGGCAGACCGCACAGACGCTCCCAGCGGTTTATCAGTTCAGTGGTGGTGCGCGGATCCAGCTCCCGCATCAGGGCATCCGCACGCTGATGAACACGGGTTAATGACGGTGCCGCACCGGCAATCGCCGGATCGCTGGCTGACCACGCCGGACCGGGCGGCAACAGTGCCGATAACAGGCGGATGTAATCATCGTTTGTCACGTCCATGAAATCGTCCCCAGTACCGCCAGTTCGTTTTTCGCAATGGAGATATTGTCCACCGGTGCAAGCAACTGATGGCTGTATTCCCCGTTCGCACCGGAAATCGCCTCACTGATACGCGATACCTTCAGTTCTCCCTGCGGATAACCATCACGCAGCAGGAACGAACGCAACTCCGCGGTAATGGCAGCCCGTATTTCCGGTGTGTCCGGCGTCACGCGGATATGAAAATCCACCGTATGTGCCACCGGCCTGAATACATACAAATCAGAGCCTGCCACCGGGGCCAGTGGCCCGATATGTTGTCTTGCTGCCGTTTCCGTTGATTCTTCCGGAATGGGATTAATCAGGTCACTGCTGGCAATCATCACACCGACAGTTCCCGTTCCCATCCAGTGACGGTATGTCCATGCGCGGGTAATGCCGGGCACTTCTTTAGCCCAGACGACATAGTCCCCGTCAGCCCCGCCCTGAGGCGTCCAGTAATACCGCTCAATGACGCGGGCACGCCACGTTTCCAGCTCTTCAGTATCAAATCCACCTGTCAGGGTATCTGCCACGCCGGAAGACGGCAGACCATTAACCGGCGTGACCAGGATTAATGACGTACCGTCGTCAGCGTTACCGACCGCGCCTGCACTTGAGCAGGCGATCGGCACGCGCAGGACACCACCGGAGCTGGTTGCATCGGCAGTTGCCGTGTACTGAACCAGGTCATCGCGCTGAATAACACTCCCGGCGGTCACCTTCAGGCCATCGCTGACACCTTCCCAGCGCATATACCCGCTGGCAGCCGTGGCCCCCTTGCGCGGACACCGTTTCATCGCAGCATGTCGCGCCAGCCAGGACTCATCGCACAGGTCAGGCAGCATGTTCATTGCCAGATAATCGATGTACCCGTAAACCGTATGCAGCGCCGCCGCATACACCTTTGCCCGCACGTCTTCATCCATGCGCCGGAGCGTGTCGCTGACGTCCAGCCTGGCGAATAAATCGTTACGGAGCATACTGATATTTTCTGCCAGCGTCGGGCGCTGAAATTCACTGTCCGCCATGCGTTATCGCACTCCACAGATCATCAAAAGAAATCATTACCGGTCCGTCACGACGCCAGAGAGTGATACTGTTACCCAGTTCATTAATCCCGGTGCGGTGGATATCCAGATCAATACGGGACACCACGCCGTCATCAATCATCCATTGCAGGCATTCGCGGATATACCCCCTTACCGTCAGCACCAGCTGATTGGTCAGTTTGCTGCGCTGAAGCAGCCACAGTCGGGAGCCGTAACGGTCATTCTGTACCGCAGGCCAGGTATCCCCCCACCATCCCATCGGGACGTCGGCGTTGTCATCAGGCTCCGCCCGCCGCCAGGTAAACAGGGAAATCACCACGGCGCGGGTCAGCGGATCCAGCGGTGCGCTGGCGCAGGTGCGTTTACCGTTCACCGTCAGCCACAGTTCCATCATGCCTCCATCGATTTATCAGGTTTGTCGGTGTTACTGCCCTGACCGTTCTCTCTGTGACGATGCCCGTTATAGGCAAGCCGCATCGCTGACATGGTGGTGCCGCTGGAGTCGCACAGGTCTTTCACCTGTCCTGTCACTTCCAGGTCCATTTCAAAACGTGCTTTAGGTGAATTGCGAAACGTGATCGTTTTACCTGCACCGTCCACCACGATCCCCTCCCGGGTCAGCGTCACGGACTGCCCCTGATCGTCATAGACAGCCACCTCACCCGTCTGCAGCCCTTTCAGGCGGTAGCGCCGGTCCGACACCGTAACAACCACCGCATGAGAACGGTCACCATCCGGAAACAACACCACCGCTTCCGCACCGCTGTTTGCCCTTGCGGTAAAACCGTAGGGTTCAAGATGTTCAACCCCGGCTTTGGGTTCACCGGCAATCAGGGACACATCCACGGTCTGACATTTCGTGGCGGCACTGATGCTTTTCACCACCGCCCGCCCAATCAGGCCGAGGAGTTGTCGCTGCATGGCTTCAATCGCCTTCATCAGAACGGGTCCTCCTGTACTCTGGCTTTTTTCTTTTTCCGCGCGCCGGGGGCTTCGGGTTCAGGCAGATAAGCATCAGGTGGGCCGACACGGATTTCCGTCAGGGTGCCATTCTGGTCCTGAGTAAACGTGACTTCCGAGACAAGCAGTTCGGTATTGTCGAAACCACAGACCGGATCGAAGACAATCACCCGCTGGTTGGGCTGCCACAGCGTACCGTTACCCTGTCGCCAGCCCTGCACCACATAGGTGGTTTCATCCGTCCGCGCCGCCCGTTGTCGGGCTTCAAAGTCAGCACGCGCAATACAGCCTGCCCCCGTAGCCTGCCCTGTCTGCCTGATATACATCGGACGGTAACGGGCAATAAATGCGTCCTCTGTGCGGGCCCGCAGCGCAGTTGTGGTGGCCTCACCGAAATCATCGTCGTTTCCGGCACGCTGCCCCGCCACCTGGTAAACAGAAAACCGCTCCCGGATACTCTTCTCCGTATCGCAGGAAAGGATGTTTTCCCCGAGTACCAGCGCGGTATGTGCCCGCGTTGAGCCAATACCGCCAATCACCAGCCTGCCGTGCGGGTCGTCATAAGCCAGCGCCTGCTGCTGACCGAGTATTTTGTTGATTACCTCGATCACCGTTTCACCGTGATCAGGCTGAACATCAGGAATAACACCCGACGGCGCACCGCTGTTCACCACCTCAATACCGAAAGGCGCAGCAAGCGCCTGCGCAATCTGCACCAGCGAGCGTCCGTTAAACTGTGTCGGTTCGGCTGCACAGTCAATCAGGTCAGCCGTCAGACTACGTCCGGCAATACCGGTGCTGACCGAACGGGCATCGTACCGAACGGGCGTCGCCTCCACCCAGCCGGTGATCACCAGCTCATCACCAATCAGCACTTCCACTTTTGAACCGTTTTTAATGCGCGGCTGAAGCGTGGTGATACCCTCATCTCCCGGCCACTGGCGAGTGATCTCCACACTGAAATCCCGCGCCAGCCGTTCAATACCGGCACCGATGCGCACCGATGTCCAGCCATTCCACTCCCGGCCATTTACCCGTAGCGTGACGTTATCGTTCATTGCACTGGCACCTTCAGAGGGATCACCGGCACAAAGCCGGGATGCGTAATGGCATTACGCCGGATAATGTCCGCGTCACGCGCCGCGTTATCAAACCAGGTCGCCGCCAGCACCAGCGCGGGTAAAACCTCATCCGGCGTGCGCTGAATGATCCGTGCAGACTGTTCAAGGCGCGTGTTGATATCCGCATTCAGATCTGCTTTCACCCGGCGCAGCGCCAGAAACAGCGCATCACTGGTTGTACGGGACAACTCCTTATCAATTGCCGTATTCAGTGTGTCGCGAATGTCAGTCAGTTCTTCCCACGTCGGCAGGTCAACTGTGTTTTTCACCGCCGGTGCATTGTTCAGTGCCGGATGCGTGACGGAAGGCCAGCCAGTGCTCTGCGCAGGTGTTGTTGCCTGCCCCACTGCGGCATTCTGCATCACCGCGGAAGTTGTTGGCGCAGGCAATCGGGTGACGGCATACGCCGCTTCGCTGATTGCGGTCGTACGAAGGGTGCTGGCAACCACGTTACGCTGCTGCGTAGCCGTGGCGGTGGTTTTACTGTCCGTTTTCCAGACGCCGCGCGGTTGCAGATCGCTGCCGAGGCTGACACCGGAAAGCGTTTTGATCATGGTGACCAGGTCGCTGGCGTTACCATAAAGGCGTTTCCCGGTACGCCACATTTTCTGCACCTGCTCAACGAAATTTTTGCCTGACGATGGCGGCGGCAGAAGTACCGAGATATCCCCCTGCAACAGCCTGGCGGCATCCGATACGGCAGAATCCACCACTTTCATCGCATCAGAAACATACCCAAGCATTGTGCTGGCATTACCGACGACGTCGTTCTGCACAAAATCTGCCACGCCATCGATACTGAAACTACTGAAACTGTCACTGATGCAGTCATCCAGTGCAGAACAGGATGACATCAGCGTCTGCGCCGTCGCCGCACCTGATGTGGGGTAAGAGAGTTCTCCCGCTTCGACAAACTTCAGGTCAAAGCGGACAATACGCCCTTCACTCTTCGATGTGCTGACCCGAACCTCTCCGTCAACACAGACTTTCAGCTCACCGTAAGTCGGATGGACAAGCGTGCCGGGACCGGGTTTATTCAGCGCGTCAATCAGGCGATCGCGCTGGTCAAAGCAGTCATCTCCCACCACATAAGCCGTGATGGACGGGCGGAAAGTGATTTTCCCCAGGTCTTCGGTATAGGGTTTGTCGCGGTTCGGGTATTCGTGTGTTTCCACACGACGACCGGTTCCCGCACTTTCTTCTTCAACCTTAAACGGCACACCGCGAAATGACGCGTCCTGAAGTCTGTCTTTCCACGTCATATAAACTCCGTACATAAAAAATCCCACCGGAGTGGGACTCATTAACAGATTAATTTTTCATTACCTGCCAAAGCGCGTATAGCCAACATCATGGCTGACATCAAAACCGCTGGATCGCGTTTCCATAACCCGCATACCCGGAGGCGAATTCACAAAAGAGACCTTGATCTCACCATCAACTTTTGGCGCAGAAGCTTTGTTAATCATGAAGGGATTCAGGCCTGTGGCATCGGAGGCGTTGTTTGACTGAGCCGGATCTACCGCCGGATAAGGTGTGTATCCCCGCGCCGGTATTCCCGTCCCATAAGCATCATAAGCACCCGCGCCCCACTGCGCAGAGTTAATGGCATCGACCGTGTCACCGGAACTGTCGGTAAACCACTCAATAATTGGCTTCAGCTTGTCCCACATATCCTGAAACCACTTAACAACCGGTCCCCAGTTATTGATCACCATCCCCAGCGGCGACCAGGCAAAAACCTTCTTAAGAAGTTCCCAGCCAGTCTCAAAATAAGGACCAATGGTTTCCCAGAGTTTCTTAAAATAAGGTCCGACAACATCCCAGTTAGTGATAATTAATCCCGCAGCGAGGGCTATCGCCGTCGCAATCATGCCAATCGGCGTCATCGACATGATCCTGCTGACAATACTGATGGCACCGCCAACGCCCATCAATCCCAGTTTCAGAATCGCAAGACCGGCAGCAAGCCCGACGACGCCGCGAATAACCCGGGGATTTTCATCCGCAAACTTCGTGAATTTTTCCCCTAACTCCCCCAGCCATTGCGTGATATTTTTAGCGTCACCAGAAAATGCGCCGCCAATAGCCGCAAGGCCGTTAGTTGCGGTCCCCGTCATTGCCTCCCACAGGTTGGACAGCGTACCAAGCTGAGCCTGAACACGTTTATTCAGGCTGGCCTGTTTATTCATCTTCTGCTGGATCTGATCGTAGCCATCCTTTCCTTTATCGATCAGCGCATTGACCACCTGAAGGGTTTCGGCATCATCACCAAATATTGCCTTAAGTACACCGGTTCGCTTAACGTCGGTCAGTTTTCGCAGCTTTGCCAGTTGCCTGAACATGTTATCAAGACCGCCAAAACTCCCTTTGCCATCAGTAAAATCGAGCTGTACCCCGAGTTTCTGGCGGGCCATGATTTTATTGACGTCCCTGATTTTCTTAACACTTAATCCGGACTGGATAACTTTTCGCAGGGCATTACCTGCCGACTCCCCGTTCATCCCCATCTGATCCATCATGACACTGATGGGGGCAAGACTCTGTGCAGCCTGAAGACCGTCCTTATTCACCATTTTCAGAACAGAACTGGTTTTAGTGAAGAAGGACAACATGTTGGTATCATCAACGCCCAGATAAAACGCCTTCTGGATAGTGTCGAACAGCCCCATCATGTCTTCTGACGCCGTTCCGGTAGCATCCTGCATCTTTGCAGCAAACTCAGCAGCCGCTTCCGGTGTTTTTTTCAGTTGTACCGCAAGATAAGCTGTCGCTTTACCCACACCACCAAGAATGTTTTCTGCCGGGATCCCCTGACGCACCAGCATCTGCATCATGTTCTGGAAATCAGCCGTTGTACCGGGTAGCTGGTTACCCAGGCCAATAGCCAGTTTATTGATGTCCTGAAAGCTCTTTCCAACCTCGCCGTTCGCATCCATCATGGCGACTTTCAGCCCGGTGGCGGCGTTTTCCTGATCGGCATAAGATTTCAGGGAAAGCGTCAGACCCGCTGCCAGTCCGCCACCAAGCGCCAGCCCACCCTGTGACGCTTCTTCCGCCTGGCGTTTAAATCCCCGGATTTTCTTTTGCATTTTCGACAGCGCGGGAGAAAGCCTGTCGACACCGGTGATCAACGCCTTAAGCTCAAATTCAGCCATGTGTGCGTTTCTCCTGCTCTATCCTGTTTGCCTGACTGACCAGCAAGGGAATTTCACTGATCGGCATATTCAGCAATTCGAAGGGATTAATGCGCCAGTAACTGGCGCAGTCAAAGAAGCGATCAGTGAGGTATTCAGCCGTCAGGCCTGGAGGAAAAAACCGGCCACAAGCCACGCCGCTGCATTCAGGTCTGCCGGAGACATCTGGTCGACAGAGCTTTGCGGCACTTTCGCCAGCCGCACGATGTATTTCGATACCACATGCGCCAGAAGTCTGACGGACTCATCCTGATTCATCTGGTAGGGATATCCCAGCTCGCGGACATCTTTCCCGGTGGGCTCATCAAACTCCAGTACGGAGAGTGTCTCGCCATGAGCGGTAATCGGTTTCTTTAACTCAAGCTCTTTCATTACTGGTAATCCCCTTCTTCACCGTGGAACTCAAGATCGACCGTGCCTTCTTCGGCATTATGGTTCGCTTCGCCGTGCAGCCAGGCAGACGACAGTACATAGACCTGACCGTTTGCCAGCTCGGCAGTGATGGTCATCTCATCAGACGAGGTGATTTTGCTCACCGGAAAATTCTTCGGCACCTTGAAGGTCCCTTTGACATAAGGCGCACGGTGAGTTTCCTTGCGGTCCACTGAACCGTCCAGGCCGATGATGTCATCATTGACCGTCCTGTTCATGGGCACCTCAATGCCGCCGGTCAGCGATAGCTGCTGACCGTCAATTTTGAAATAACAGGTTCCCCCGATACGGGCCATTATGCAGACTCCTCTGAATACTGAAGACGGAACTGGTTAACCACGGCAAAGACACGCAACTGGTTAACATAGTCAGGCGGGAACAGCGTGTTCAGGCGGTTCGGATCGCTGGCATCACGCTCCACAACCAGGTACTGCTTAAACAGTTCGTAGTTTTCCACGATCCCCGCACGCTCAAGCTGACGGTAGGTTGCCAGCAGTTCCCCTTTGATCACCGCCGGGGTGACAATCGCCTGACCGGGACCAAAGCGGGTACCGTCACTGGCAAGCTTGTGACGCCCGTACTTACTGGTAATGACGGATTTCAGTTTGCGCAGTACATACGCGCTGGTATGCAGTGTCTCACTGTCGAGGTAGCTGTTATCCGCAACCCCGTAAGCGTTTTTCCTGTACGTGGTGACATCACGCTGAATGCGCAGTACCCCGCTTTCGACATACGCCGTTGCCACGCCATGAGACAGCAGGGTCTGTTGTTCGGTCATCGTGAACCGTTTCCCCTTCGGCGCAGGCAGCATACCCACCAGCTCACCGGTCTGCGTGGGACGTGCCGGATCGTTGCGAATAAACACCGCTGCGCGGGCGGTACGGCTTGCCGCCAGCTCGTCGGCAGGCGTCTGGGTCTCTTTTTCGTATCCCGCCAGGGTAATGTGCTGCTGGTTAAACTGGTCACCTGCGGTCACCAGTTCTGACAGCGTGCCGATCTTTGCCGTATACACATGACCATACAGCTGACGCGCATAGCTCCAGCGACCGCTGGTATCGTTCATCTCGGTCACCAGCGTGTTAACGGAGGCTGTGTCGTTGAACGGCAGGCCGATATAATCAAACGGCTCATCCGCCATTGCAGCCACCGCGCCGGTGAGAACAGGAGCGCCCGTTCCGGCGGTACCCGTCGCCACGGCAATCTGTACGCCCGCTGGCAGCACTTCGCCCCCACCAAAGCCGTAGTAATTGAGGCTGACAGGAATTTCATTCCCGCAAAGCCCCTTATGACGCGCGGTCAGTGTGACCACGCCTGCCGAAGATGAGGCAGTAAACGGCAGGGTCGGAACGGCATTGATGGCATCCTGGATACTGCTGGCAATCGTCGCGACGTTATCGCCGTTGGTCACCGGTGCCTGCACGCGGGTACGTCCCACATAAACATTCACCGTGCCGGTTTCGGTTGCCGCGCCGGTCACCGTCAGCGTAACTGTTGCCGCCGCGCCCGTGGATTCAGGAACGGCAATCACATACAGTTCACCAAACGGGTCGGTCTGGCGATAAGCCTCGACCATACGCGCCAGCTGACTTCCCGCACCACAAATCTGGCGTGCATAGTCTGCCGATGGCATCAGCACCAGACTGTTGGCAACAATCTCTGCACCGTTATTGGCATGACCAATCAGCAGCGATGCTCCGCTGTCCTGTGCAGTATTCGCCGCCTGGTTATCCATTTCCGCATAAAAAATCGGAACCAGCGTATTCGACGGAATGGTGTTAAAGCTTATCGTCATCGGTGTTCACCTTTTTATTCACGCGCCGGATATCACCCGCTGCTTCACGGCGCAGCCAGTAGTTGTTCTCGTCAACATTTCGCCCTTCGGCGGGCAAAAGGTCGCCGCGGGCAGGGTCAGGCACTGACCGCCCTTTAACAGGTTTGACAAACATGAGGATCCTCAGGAAGGAAGGGTTATTTCGGTGTGATGTTCGATATCGCCGTCAGGCCCGTTACCGGGCTCGAGATAATCAACATCAATCGCCAGCGTTTGCAGTTCATCCAGACTGTTCAGATCATCCTGCTGGCGGGTATCGTCTTCAGTCAGCTCGCTGATGACCGAAAAATCGAACTGATAAATCAGCTCATGACGATTCAGATCCAGCAGCGTGCCGCCGTCATAGGTAATCGGGTTACCGCACGCCTCCGGGTTCCAGCCCAGCAGAGCCTTAAAGAGCATCTGCCGGACATCGTCCACCACATCATACGAGGCAAACTGACCGCGCTCATCACGCCCGTTACTCAGTATGACAACCACGGAGAAACCCTCTTTCAGCTCCTGCCAGTAGTCGGTCTGGCTTTTGTTTTCTCCCGGAGAATCATCACCCGGTACAACATATGCCGCCGGGAGTTTCAGCTTTCCGACCTCCGGCAGATTTTTGAACTGGGCCGCGCCTGCAACCCGGTTTTCAAAATACGGACAACGGGCACGCAGTGCAGCAATAACAGGCGTCAGTTTCATCTGTGTCGTCGCTCCGGCTTCAGTGATTTACGCAATTCCCGCGCCAGAAAATAGCGTGTCCAGCTGCGGTTCTTTTCAAGAGTTTCCACCATGAAGTTATTACGTGGAGCCAGTCGCCAGCCGCTGCCACCGGATGCACCACGATGATGGCCGCGACGACGCTTTGCCCCTCGCCTCACGCCATAGAACAAAAAAGCCGGATAAAAATCACCGGTGATACGGCGGTTTCCCTCTCCATTACGCTGGTTAGGGGCTATACGTGCCATAAAACCAGGGCGATGTTTACTGGCTCTGGGTACCATGTAACCAATTGAACGAGCCAGGCGTCCGGTCTGATAACCGGGGTTTTCACCCGGTGCCGACCGTGCACGGCGCATCACCAGCCGACGGGCATCACGCATATGACGCTGACCAATCGTGACAAACGCCCGCCGGACACGGGCGCGGTTAAAGCGCATCTCCGCGGGCTGCTGAAAATCAACGTGCAAAAAGGAAGTCGTCATTGTTGCCTCCGTGACTCTGCCTACATTCGCCCAGCTCCGTACACTCCAGCAGCAGAAAGCGCCGCGCCCCGTTCAGATCGCGCTGACGTTTCACCCGGTACACACTGTCACCGCAGACCACCTCATAATCAGCGGTGATCCCCCGGCGGTAACGAATGGTGATGTAATGGGTGATGGCGTCCCCGGTCTGCGCGGTTTCCTGCCAGGTGGTGGCACTGGTCTGGATAACCTTCGCCCATGTCCGGAACGTAACCGGGTATTGAGGCTCCACGCCAAAGTTATCCGCGGGCATATCCACCCGCTGGCGGATCAGGACGCGTTTATTCAGTTCACCGGGGTCCGGCAGAATGTAGGTTGCGCTGGTCTGCGCCTGACGAATTTTCATTGCGGGAAATACCTGTACGGGCCGACAAGCCAGTTAAAGCTCATTGGCAACTCCATTTTCTCAACGTCTGTAACCGACGAGCGATTTTCGTAAAAATGGCTGATAAGCATCAGCATCCCCAGACGAATATCATCCGGCAGGTGCAGCCCGTCCGGATCGCTGTCCGGAATGGTTTCATCCGGAGCATAGAGCTTCCGGTTCAGATACGTTTCCGTCCGCTTTTGCGCCGCACAGGCCAGCAGTTGCAGATGGCGGTCATCAGCATCGAAATCCTCATCCAGCCGGAGTTGGGCTTTAATCTCTTCCATTGTCAGAAGCATACTCAGCCCTCTTTACTGGTCGTGGCTTTTTTCTCTTTTGTCGCTTTACTGCTTTTTGCACTGGTTCCGCGCTCTGCTAACCCGGCCTGAAGTGCAATCTCCTGCACCCGGGCAGGAAGCGCCCCGTCGTCATACTCACCGGCCCGAATGACCTCAACACGCATACCGTCCGGTGACCATTTCAGATCTTGTTTCAGGATCATGATTCTTCACCCGTCAGAACAGGGGGCGCGGTTCCGCGCCCCTGAGTGATTACGCCGCTGCAATCTTCAGCAGTTTGATGGCCTGCGAATCGACCAGCATGCCGCCGGTGCGCTTGGTGGTATAAAAACCGACAAACGGTTTATTGGTGTACGGATCGCGAAGAATGCGGGTACCGATACGGTCAACGATGGTGTAACCCCGTTTGAAGTTACCAAATGCAATGGCTTTCGCATCCGCGGCAATATCCGGCATCTGCTCGTTTTCAGCGATACCGTAACCCGCCAGAGAGGATGGCTGCCCCAGTTCCAGCCCAGGACGCCACAGATAGTTACCCTCGGTGTCTTTCAGCAGACGGATGGCAAACAGGCTGTTGTTGTTCATCATGAACTTCGCGCCAGTGCGGTGTGCCTTACGCAGCGTGTAAATCAGTTTGATAATGGCGTCTGCGGTCACCGCGGTCGCTTCGCCGGATACAATATGCTGAAGTTTGCCGAACGCCCGGACCTTGTCGGTTTCATCAGTGGATTCATACGCCAGGAACCCTTTCGGCTTCTTGGTGCCATCGCCTGAGGTAAAGGCAATTTCTTCCTGTTCGGCAAATTCGGTTGCCAGCTCGCTGTTGATCCAGGCCTCCACGTTGAAGAAGGCATCGTCCAGCATTTTCTGGGTAGCCTGCGGGTTGCCGTAAATTTCCCCCATGAGAGGTTCAATCAGCTCCAGTCTGGAGGTGGCAGTCTGGGATCGCGTATCCGTTTCCCCCACCCATCCGGAAGCCGTACCGCCCAGATTCACCAGTTTTTTGTAGTCGGAACCGCCAACGGTGATCACCGTGGCTTCCTGACGCATCACCACTTCATCTTTCAGCAGGTTAAGAATGTTGCGATCCAGTTCTTCCGGCACGGCGTAGCCACCGTCTTCATCGGTACCCACCTGCAATGCCTTACGCTCCAGATCGCGCAGACCGTCTTCACGGCCTTTACGCAGGAAGCCCACAAACGCCTCTTTATGCTCGGTGGCCAGTTTATTTTGCGCACCACCTGCCGGACGTTTCAGCTCAAGCAGCTCTTTTTCAAGGTCGCTTTTGAGATTTTCCAGCTCGCTGAGTTTCCCGTTCAGGGTTTCCACCTGCCCGGCAAGCTTGCCTTTTTCCTGCTCAATCGCATCCACGCGCTTGTCGTTCTTTGCTTTGAAGTCGTCAAACTTCTGCTGCAGCTCCTGCGCGACCTGTTCGACATCTTTAATATCAACCGCCATCGTATTTCTCCTGATTAGAAGTTCAGATTTTTCAGTGCATTCAGTGCAGAGCCCACATCCTCAGCGTCGCGCAGGGACAGTGCGCCATAGCCCCCGGCCATGAATGCTTTGGCCTGGGTACGGGAGAGTCCGACATCACGCAGGACTCTTTCGATTTTTTTCTGTTCGGGGATTTCCCCGCGGGCCAGTGCGTTCTTGACGTCGCTGATCCGCGCCTCGTCGTTAGACGGGAACGTCACCAGGCTGACTTCCCAGAGGTCGATTTCTTTCAGCAGAAAGGCTTCTTTGCTCCGGTCGTATTCCCAGTCTTTCAGGACGTACCCAATAGAAAGGCCGGTTAACGAACCGGCCTTCATGTGTGCATGTGCGCGTTTTGCGAGGGGATCATCATCAATAAGCAACCGTCCCCTGACGTAAAGCCCGACATCGTCTTCCTTCATTTCGGTGTAAACACCGATGGGTTCATCCATGCGGTGCTGCCAGAGCAGCGCAGGTAACGCTTTTCTGTCACTCCACGCCCGCAGGGAAGCAGCAAATGCCCCGGACATCACCACATCATCGTGGCTGTCCTTTACACCAAAGACGGAGCCATACCCTTCAAACTCACCGGAGTCACTGACAGATTTCAGACTCAGCGGTACATCAAGACGTTGTTTCGTCTGCATTGGCGTTATCCTTCTGCTTAACGGCTTTACTGCCATCGGAGGGTTTCGTGGTCATGTTCATCGGTGTGAGATAGACATCACCACCGGGACGCGGATTCATATCTTCCAGGTCGCGGCAGTCATTGGGAGAGTAAATTCCCCAGTTGATCCCGGTGGCGTAGGCTTCAAAACGGGACTTCATATCCCCGCGCAGTAACGCCCCGGCGTTAAATTTGGCGTAATAAACGCCCTGCTTACTTTTTCGTACCAGTCCGGTGTTGATCCGCTGTTCGATGCGGGTCAGATACGGCACCAGTGAATAGTTGATAAATCCCAGCCCCAGCTCTTCGATATTGTTGAAGGTGGCGCGATCGGTGTTCTGCACCATGTGCAACGGCACCCGGAACAGACGACAGATTTCTTCAAGCTGAAACTTGCGGGTTTCCAGGAACTGGCTGTCCTCGGCGTTCAGCGCCATCGACTTCCAGTCCAGCCCCATCTCAAGGATCATCGGGCGGTGAGCATTGCCAAGCCCGGTGTGACGCTCCTCAAAATCTTTCTTCAGGCGCTCATAAGCCTGATCTGACAGCGTCTGCTCTGTACGCAACACACCCGACGTCACCGCGCCATTGCTGAACAGTCTGGCCCCGTGCTCTTCGGTCGCTGCCGCCAGCGATATTGCCTCGCGGGCATAGGCGATGGGATTCAGCCCCACCAGTCCGTCCAGCGTCAGCGTGCGCACATGCCAGATATCCTCCTGGCTCAGTACATCCGTGGAGCCATCCGGGAATGTGACCTGATAGATCGGCTCCCAGCTACTGTTAAGCTTCGGTTCCACACAGCCGGGATCGACGGGCAGCAGTTCAGCCACTTCGCCAAATGCTTTCACTTTGTAGGCGTAAAAGTTTCCCCGCAGGCACAGACAGGTGACCACCAGCTCCCAGAACTCCTGCGGCGTCATATAGCCATTGGGATGCGTGGAGATCAGTTTATGCAGACGTTCGCCGGTAGCTCTCTGCTTCAGGCTGCCGTTCAGGTGATACAGATTGCAGGGCAACATCCCGACCGACTCTGCCAGCACTCTGACGCAGGAAAAAACCGCCGTCAGTCGCATGGCCCGCTGACTGCTGATCTGCTTTCCGGTATAGGTGTCGTAGGACAACCCGATGGCATCCGCCAGCTCTGCTGGCGTGGTCACCGGTGCGTCACTTTTTCGTTGAAATAATCCCGAAAAGAACACTATTTACCTCCACCAACAGACAGCTGTGTACGATCGAGATATCGCGCTACCAGCCACGACCAGAACAGGCACAACGCCCCGGCAACAACAAACCCCGCCGGGGGATAAATCAGCCAGGCACCATACGCCAGCAAAAGCGCCCCCAGCACGCCCACCAGAGGCGCGAGAATCAGCATGATCATAATTACCTCAGTTAAAGCGAGCGGATCCCATAGGACTCAATGTGGTCAGACAGCGTGTCTTCTTTCTCGTACAGCATGGCTCTGCCAACCGCCATAATCAGCGCAACTGCACCGTCAATTTTGTTTTCCGCCTGCTCTTTGACGGGTTTCACCACATCATCGTTACCCGGAATGGTTTTGCCGACCACATTGCCGATACACCAGGTCATGATGGGATTGCCATCATGATGAAAGCGCCCCGATTCAATTGCCGCTTCCAGCTCTTTCATCGGGTCGGACATGTTGGTGTAGTTCTGAATGATAGTGACGGGATTCAGGTCTTCATCAGCAAGGTCATGTGACAACCCGGTCGCCCCGAAGGGGTCGATGGGTGACTCACTGACCGGGCTGATTTTGTTCGCCGCTTTGGCCTCCTCGAGGATGTAGCGATAATCCACCTCCGCACCATCGGTAACGGTCAGAACGCCCATTTCCACCCATTTCTGAAAGCGTTCGGCTGTCCGGCGATCTTCATTTTTCTCGACGCTGTACACCGTGTCATACGGTACCCAGAAGCGCGGAGCCACACTGTAGTAATGCGTTTTACCGTCAATCTCGCGGGTATAAAGTCGCGCCATGCTGTTCATATCCAGCTTACGCGCCAGGTCAAAGGCCAGAATGCACGGCTGCCCCTCGAACTGCTCAAGGGTCAGTGATTTATCCTCGCAGCTCTGCCAGCTCACCAGGTTGAAATACGCCGAACGCGCCGACACCCAGATATTGAGGTGTTTTGTTTTAAAGACGTTTGCCAGACGGGCGTTATTTTTCGCACGCTGCTGCTGACTTAACAAAAATTCGCGATAAACCGACACGCCAATATTCGGGTTAGCTTTTTCCAGCACCTGCGGGTCGGTCCAGTCATCGCCTTCGTCAACGGTATAGATGATCCCGAACAGTTCATCGTTGGGTACCGACCCGTTGAGCATCTCGATAACTTCCCGTCGCTTGTCGTAGCACGGCCCCTCAATGTTGTACCCGGCAGTAGTAATGGCCCACATCAGTGGCTGACGTCGCGCCCCCATCCCGGTAAGCATCGTGGTGTAAAGCGCATCGGTGGCGTGCTCGTGATATTCATCCACCACCGCACAGTGGGGTGATGAACCATCACCGGGGTTACCGATCAGCGGTTCAAACCGCGCGCCATCCTCCGGACGATTAATGTTTGAGGCGTTAACCTCAATCCCGAACGCTTCCGTCAGCATGGGTGTGCGTTTACACATCAGTCGCGCCGGGCGAAAGACTTCCCACGCCTGTTTCTCTGTCGTGGCACCGGAATACACTTCCGCGCCAAACTCGTTATCACAGGCAAAACAATACAGGGCAACACCGGCAGAGATTGCCGATTTGCCGTTCTTACGGGGGATTTCGGTATACACCTCCCGGAAGCGGCGCAGCCGGGACCCTTTATTGACCCAGCCAAACGCACAGCAGACCACAAATAGCTGCCACGGCTCCAGCGTGATGGGCATCCTCTTGAATGCCCACTCACCCTTGGTGTGCGGCAACAGCTGAATAAATTTGGCGGCCCGTTCAGCCAGGTCCTTGTCGAAGCGGTAACGAAACGACTTACTTTTTTCCGCCATCAGGTCATCAAGATGGCGCTGGCAGGCCTGAATCACAAACTGGCAGGCCACAATCTTTCCGCGCACAACATCACGGGCATACTGATTGGCAGCATTTACGTTGGGGTAAGATTTCCGGCTCATGACTCGATGATTTTCAGAAACGGGTTAGTGGCTTTCTTCTGCCCCGCCAGGCCAATCAGACGCTGGCGGCTGCTGGGGTCGAGTCCGAGCATTGCCCCCGTGCTGCTCATCTCGGACTCCTGTTCTTTTTTGGCGGTCAGCTCCGGATTTTTGACCCTGCCGCCCATTGCACCGGTGATGGTGTTGCCCTGTATGGCAATATTTTTCACGGCACGTCGCCAGAACTCATAGGCCACGCACCACCGCTCAAGCACCGCGAGGTCAGTCACGCACAACAGGCCCTGACCGCAGAGTTCTTTGGTTGTCAGTTGCCACATGATCGTGGCGAGAGGGAGATTTTCTTCTGCGAACCACTCCGGTGGCTCAACACCTTTGATGGGCGTAAAAACAGGTTCATCTTTATTCAGGGCTCGCTTGCCGGGGTTTCCGGCCAGCGCCTTGCGCGCCGTTGGCTTGGGGCGACGCCCGGAACGCCCCGCCGTTCCAGCCATATGCGGCACTCCTGGTTAAATTTCATTTTTCGCGGGTATAAAAAAACGATGGGGCGGGCAGTCCGGAAGACGTCAGGTCACAGGGATTTGACCCGCCCCTCCCCTCAGACAGTTGAGAATTATTATCACTTTAACCGTTCACGGGCCGTCTTCGCCTTATGACACGGCCAGCACAGACTCTGCAGATTACTGTCAGCATCAGTGCCGCCATGCGCTTTAGGGATGATGTGGTCAACAGTTTTCGCCTCACGCACCACACCAGAACGCAGACATAACTGACACAGGCCTTTGTCACGCTTCAGGACACGCGCGCGGATACTGTCCCACTTCGAACCGTAGCCGCGCTGATGACGGGATTGTCCAGGTTTGTATTGCTTCCAGCCTTCGCTTTTGTGGCTTTCGCAATAGCCTGACGGGTCAGTGGTGGTATTACGGCAACCTCGAGCACGGCAGGCTTTCGGGATTCGTGGCGGCATATGTACTAATCTCCGATTTATCCAAATTTAACTGCCATAATGCCGACATTCTCTGCCATTGTTGGCTCCGTTTATCCGTTAAAAGGGATATCAGTTAAGTTATCCCGTGTAGGGTATAAACCATTATCAAAGCCACTCTGTAGGGAGTGGCTTTTGTAATGACAATAAAAAGCCCCGCGAATACGAGGCTTTTAGCATGTGGAAAAGGAAGTTTATTGTAACTTTTCAAGATAAGGAGCTATGTTGCTAACTTTTTTGTAGTTCAGATCATCCGGTAGTTGAACAGCAGGATTATATACAACCCATATAGATTCAGACTTGCCATCTGAACCATCTGTGTTTTTACATGAGCGTAACTTGTAATGAATGATTCTATCTACGTCAGCGTACTCGGAGGTTGCATAAACTTCATATTTATTATCTCCATGGAAAAGGATAGTTTTAACTAATTTTGTAGATGACATGTCTGCTCCTTTGTAATTGATGGGTATGACATATGACCACCAATTACAATGCCATATTTCTGGTGATTATTGCAGCAGCGAAATTACAAACCAAACCCAAAGATGGGCTTTGTAATGACTACAGTAACGAACTGCACAATGCGCCTGTATTTCGAGGATGACGTCCAAATACGTTAATCTTCTCGCGAACGCTCTCACTACACATTCGCTCTACAATTCGCCAAACAACCTTTTCAGGTAAAAATTTCGGCGCTAGTGCTGAAATAGCACGCCACAGACCCCGACTAAGCGAGCATGCTGTGCTACCGAAACTAAAGATGACGAACGAAATAGACGTGATAAACGCCCAGCACCCAGAGAGAAAAGCTGAGATGCGGTGATAAAGCTTAGTCATGTATTGCTCCTGTTTTTTTGGTTTTCATCGCCCGATCATTTCAGGCATTGCGTCCTGATGTATTCCTGCAGGTAGTTAACCTGCGCGGTTATCCTGTTGATTCCACTTCTGAGACGGTAATAATTGAGTTCAGCATCTGCTGTAAGTCTTGGGCTTTCTCCATCGCCCATGCTGCTGGCTCCGGTCGTTGACTTTGCACAGGTGGCGGCGACTTGCAGGCGCTTACGACCAGCAGAAACATCAGCACGGAGACTTTCGATAGTCGCGTTAGCATCAGCAAGCTCCTTTGTGTATCTGGCGTCGAGTTCTGCTACATCACGTTGACGCTTCTGCATATCAGCGATGATGGATGCGGCTTTATCGCGCTGCTCTTTGTAGGTCATGGCGTTATCACGGTAATGATTAACAGCCCATGACAGGCAGACGATGATGCAGATAACCAGAGCGGAGATAATCGCGGTGACTCTGCTCATACCTCAATCTCTCTGACCGTTCCGCCCGCTTCTTTGAATTTTGCAATCAGGCTGTCAGCCTTATGCTCGAACTGACCATAACCAGCGCCCGGCAGTGAAGCCCAGATATTGCTGCAACGGTCGATTGCCTGACGAATATCGCCGCGGTCAATCATCGGTAAAGCGCCACGCTCTTTAATCTGCTGTAATGCCACTGAGTCCTGGCTTCTGGGAGAGAAGTCTTTCAGCCCAAGCTGCTTGCGGTAAGCATCCCACCAACGTGAAAGAAGTTGATAACGGCCTGCAGCTGTTGATTTGAGTTTCGGGTTTAGCGTGACAAGTTTGCGAGGGTGATCGGAGTAATCAGTGAAGAGTTCGCCACCGACAATAACGTCATAACCGTGGTTACGTGTCGGTTGTCGCCCGTTATCCGTTCCTTCTGACCATGCCACCATATCCAGGAAAGCTTTACGCTGGGAATTTAGTACCTGCATAAATTACTCCTTAGAGCCACCAAACTTGTTACCGATTACTCTCATTGCAGCCCCACGAATAGCATCGACACCGATCAACCCAACGCCACCACCAATGGCAACAGAAAGCGATTTAGGCCATCCGACATACTCAAGCGCGGATGCAAAGGTCAGCGTCAGAGCGCCACAGAGCAAAATCTCGAGCGTTTTTCTCTTCCAGCCACCACCACCGCCAAAATAGGCAATGCGCAAGCCAGCCATAACGATCGACATAATCACTGCGCCCAGCGGTGTGTCTCCACGCCACCAGCTCTGGACCAACTCCAGCCAAGTATTTGGGTTATGAGGCATTTGTAGTTATCTCTCACCTCGCTGATACAGCAGGTGCAAATTGAGGAAACATCATGTACCGCAAATCAGAAGCGGAAACGTCAAAGAAGCCGAGCCAATGGATAACTGCGGGATAGACTAGGCCCAACGAATCCCCAGGCCCAGAAACGACAAAACCCGCTCGACGGCGGGTTTAAGCTGTGTGGCGAAGTAACCACTCTTAACACAATACAATACTTTTTGCGTACGCGTTAGTGTTTTGATAGAATTTTCAGCCACATAAAAATTCATTCTTATAATTCGGGATATATAATGGATATAACTTGTTTAGAATGTGGCAATGTTCTTGACGACCCAACTGTAGCTTGCGATAAATGCGGTGCCACGCCTCATGTTGTAGTGCTGGGCAAACAATCGTACTTTCCTATTGGTGCTGTAACAGCAAATCTTGAAAAAAATGATTCAAGAGCATTTGATTATCGATTAGGTGAAGTTTGGGATCTAAAAAATGAAGTCACATCTGAATTCATAACCAGAATTGAGAAAAAATTTAGCCGAAAAAACAAATTTCATAACTTCCTAGACTCAGATCACAACCCTTCATCCATTCCTACGATCCTAAAAAAATACATTAATAAAAATAATGAATTCATTGATTTATCTAGAGCTATAATAGAGAAGCTTAAACATAATGCTAATAACGAATCGAGAGTTGCCCAACTTCAGGGGGGGAGCGTTGTTTTCATCCACTATAAGTCTACCGAACCAGAGGATTTGGGGAAACTTCTAATCGTAATGGTTGATAAACAAAGCGCCTATGACTTTGATTCGGATAAGTTGACCCCAACAAGATTAAATCCAATTAATACCGATGCCTTACGGCAGGCTGCGATGTTCGATTTAACTTTATTCGAAGCCAGTTATCCAGAAAACAAGGGTGACTCATATGTACATTTCTTGCAAGGTAAATCTAAAAGCGATTTTTTCAAAGACTCATTAGGTTGCCGACATGATTCGGACAATAAAAGAAGCATTCAGCAATTATTCAGTGCTATAGATATTTTTGCTAGTAAAAACTCACTCGGTCGTGTACTGCGTGATACTATTGACAATGAAGTTAAATCCTTACTGGAAAAAAAATCAAAAGATAAACACGGAAATAAGTCCGTTAAGATAGAGGATATTTCAAAAATAATTGACTCATGCCTGACTGATTCACACAAATGTAAGGGAACGTTTGTCGATTTTGTTAATCTTAATGGTTTCCAGATTGACCCTCAATTTGAACCAACTCCTAAAGCAGCTGAAAGCGCGCTTACAATTGAAGTGGCAGATAACGACAATAATTTTAAGTTGAAAATAATGCGTGGAGCTATTGGAGACGAAAAGTCAAATAAGCCTGTAATTCTCACTGACAACAAATGCGAAATTGTGATAAAATTGAGTCAGGCAAATTATGATGAACTCAAAAGATATAGAGACAGCTAATAATGACAATTGCTGATGACTTATCAAGATTAGCGCAGATTATTAACGGAGCCTCAAGCAGAGTTGAGGGCTACTACACTGTCATAAGTCTTGAAGAAAGCATTGTTATTGTAAATAGTTCTGAAATAATTAGACTGTTACAATCTATAGGTTATAAAAAGGCAACAACCTGCATCGAAAATAATGAAATTTGGCTAGATCGCCAAGCTTCATCTTGGGATGACGCTATAATTTATGAGAATGTTGAGTCTTTTTGGTCTAGAGTAAACACCCAAAACGCTCTTCCGAAAAATTATATCATCGGAACGCCGTTAATACTCCCTACTTCTAAGAATGAAAGCATCGAAAAAATCCATATTTTCTTTATGTGGAAAGATATCCTTTCATTAATTGCTGATCATCATAACAGTGACTGCTCTGTCTTATTTTTCACCAATGAAGACAAAAGTTATACAGTCGAACTCACGCATTTTTTACAATATAGCGAGATTAATCGCTTATCGAACTCGTCTCTTAAATATGAAATTATAAAGGAGCTTCTCGACACAATAAAAATCAATGATTTACACAAAAGCGAGCGCAAGCTCGTTATACGCTCAGCCATAAACGAAGTATTTAAAGCAAATGGTACGTTCAATTTCTTTGACTTGCTTAACTCTACTGAACTCGTCAGGAAAAAATATGATGAACTATATGAGATTTACACAAAGAGGTTTTCTGTAAATAAAATTCTTAACGAACTCGATGAGAAAAATCTTGAGTTCACGAGTAAAATTAACGAATTCATATCATCTAATCAGACAAAAGCATTGACTATTCCCGGTGCATTAATAGCTGCTGGTGGCTTAGTGAAGGCTAATGAAACAACCGAAGCAATATTGATTATCGCAGGACTTTGGATGATAAAAAAAGTCAATTACATTTCTATTGAGATATTCAATGAAACATTCGACAACTTACGTTCTCGAGTGGAGTCCGCTTTCGATAAGTATTTAAAGTTTGAAGAAAATAAAGAAATCAAAGATAATGCAGATAGTATTAAGAGTAGCATTACAGGTTTGATTGATAAAGCTAAAAAAAGGATGAGAACTGTTAAATATCTCGCATCAGCCATGTTTTATGGAGGCCTTATTTACGTTGGATATAAACAGTTCCCAGTCTTTTTTGAAAAATCGGCAGTAAATCTATTTTATTTTTTATGCCATACTATAAGCTAACATTGCTAAACAGCCGTCAACAAACCCCATTGCAGTTTGCAGTTCCTTCCTAATTGTGCCATCAGAGCATTTTCTCTTCTTCGCAATAGTGCGTAATGAGATACCGATAACAAAGTGGGCGATGATGAGCTCATATTCCTCTGGTTTATACCTTCTCAACCGAGCCACACAACTGTCTATCATGATGCCTTCGTCATCATCACACTGAATCCGTGACTTTTTGCCATGAGGTAAAAGTCCCTTGAAACCAGCCGCTATCGGCTGCCAGTCCACTCCGCTATTGTCTGAAGCAGCCCAAGCTCCCCAACGATCCATTACTTCATACATATCACGCATCAACTTTCTCCACAAAATCAGGCCAGCACACCAATTGCCAGCGCACGATCGATAAAACGAAATATCAACTCCAGCTGGGAGCCATACTTCTCTTCAAATGCCACGGTATCCGCATGCAGCTCGTCGTGATGCTTTCTGCACAAAGGCAACACAAAGAGATCATGCGCTTTTGTACCCATTCCCCCCTGACCGTGGCCTATCAGATGGTGGGGATCATCAGCAGGCTTTCCACAACATGCACACGGCTGCGTCTTAACCCAGCGCGTGTACTTTTCATTAACCCAGCGGCGACGTTTTGGGCGTAACATAAAAGACTCCGGCGACTCCGGATCCACTTTCAGCGCCAGCACCTTTTTCGCCTTATCCTGGATGATGCTGGTGGCAGGAACCGAAGGCACAAGGTCACTTTCCCGGGTGACAGATGGCACAACAGGCTTCGGTAATCTCAGTGCCTTACGGGCTGCACTTTCCGGTAAGGCATCCGCCAGATCATTACGAACCAGCCACCAGCACAGTTCCGGCATTGTCACAACGTGACTGTCATCAAAACCGAGATCCCGACGCACGACAGACAACACCCAGCGGGCACAGTTATCCGTTGCCATTGATTCCAGCCGTTCCGTGAACTGGTCACGCAGCTGGTTATCGCAGTGCCAGCACAGACGAATTGCTCCCGGAGCGTGCCGCATTGTGGTCATGTTCTCGCTGTGCCAGTCAGAATGAGGCCACTGACAGCCCTTTTCACGAAGTAACCAGCTTTCATGACATTCCACGCCACCAGCACGACGGATCACTGCCTCATTGCGGAACACGGTCCGAACGGCAGGATCATCCGCCAGCGGTTGTGTTGCCGCCGGAACGGCACCACTGGCGAA